GCCGCCTGGTTGAGCCTGCCGCGCTTGGGGGCCTATGGCTGGCGCTGAGCCGGGTGGCGCGCCAGTCCGGGGATTTCCACGGCCAGGACCGCTGGGGTATATAGCGCGTCGTTAGATGACGCCTTCCTCGGCTGGGGGCGGCATCGAGGCGGGCAAACTACCCGGCGGCTTCTGTCGAGCCGCCGAGAATACTGGGACAGGTGGCCGAGTGGTTTAAGGCAGCGGTCTTGAAAACCGCTGCCATTTCGGTGGGCCTTTCCCTCGTTCTTCGGGTAACTATCTGAAAATAAAAAATTGATGGCGCTTTGCCGGCGGGGGAATAGACGGCATGGGCGGCCTCTGCGGCCCTCGCGACCGGCACAAAACCCGGCACAGTCGGCACAAAACCTGGCACAGTCGGCACAGGGAAATCCCTCGTTTTTTGTTGTCATTTCCCTCGAATGTGGAGGATAAGAGCGCGTCACCGAAGTGAGGCGTCATGATCTTCCTCCTCTTTCCCTACCCCTCTTTCGGCTGGGGCCGGGCCTCATGACGAAGCGCACCCGAACCACCACAGCGGAGAATAGCCGAGCCGTCGCGGCGCGGCAGACGGCGAGGATTTCGGATCTGGTGTGCGACCTCTACCGCGCGGGCCGCTCCTATGCCGACATCCAGGCCGCCACCAGCCTTCCCGAAACGACCATCTCTGGCATCCTCCACCGGGCCCGCCAGGCCGGCGATCCTCGGGCGAAGGCGCGAGGCGCCACGCTGGCGCAGCGGCAGTCGGCGCGCGATCGAATCCGCGACGCGTGGCACCGCCCGGGCCGCATAGCCTTCCAGCGTTACGACAGCATCACGATGGACGATATCGAGGAACTGCTGCCGTGAGCGACGACAACATCGTCTCTTTCGATGCCTTTCAACTGCTGATGTACCGGCGCCACCACCGCCCGGAAGCCGAATGCGAGCACGAGCGGCTTGTCATCGACGGGAAGCTCGGCACCCTGGAATGCCAGGACTGCAGCCGAAGCGTGTCCCCTTTTGCCGCGCTCCTGAAGATGGCGGAGAACCGCCAAAAGGAGCAGGAGGCGCTGGCGAGGATCCGGGAGCGGATGGTCGCGATCCGGAATCTGACGGCCCGTTACAAACCCCATCTTCGCGCTGCGAAGGAGATTGAGTCTGTCTGGCGGGGCGGAAAGATGCGGCCCTGCTGCCCAAATTGCAGGCTCGGTCTGCGGGCGGAGGATTTCCTGGAAGGTGCCTCCTCCTGCGTCAGTGTCGAGTACGACGATGCCCGGCGCGCCAGACCGAAGAAGTGAAGCCCGCCGCAGGATCAATGCCGTCGAGGTGCACTTCCTTCCAGCCGAGCCTCCCGGTGGTGGTTGCAAGGCGATGGGCAGCTGGCGACGATGAGTAGCCGCATCCGGTTTGTCGTGACGGCACCTTCCGTCTCATGGAAGACAGCAATCCCCTCATTCTCTCTGGCGCCGGAGCGCCCATGGAGCGCGCCGATCTTGAGGCGGCGGCCACCACTATCGGAACGGACCTGGCGACGATCCAGGCTGTGCTGACCGTGGAGACCGGTGGCGCCGGCGGCTTCCTGACCGATGGCAGCAAGCGCCCCCGGATCCTGTTCGAGGCTCATATCTTCGGCCGGCTGACCGGCGGGAAGTTCAACCTCTCTCACCCCGACATCAGCCGTGCGAGTTGGACTACCGGCCTCTATCTGGGCGGCGCAGCCGAATACACCCGGCTGCTGCGCGCCGCCGAACTGGACCGGCGGGCTGCGCTGTCCGCCGCCAGCTGGGGCCTATTCCAGATCCTCGGTACCAACTTCCAGACGGCGGGCTTCACCTCCGTCGAGAACTTCGTGGCCGCAATGCTGAGGGGAGAGCGCGAGCACCTGCTGGCCTTCTGTTCCTTCGTGAAGGCCACCCGGCTGACCGCGGCGCTCCGCGGCAAGGATTGGACGGCCTTCGCCCGCGCCTACAACGGGCCCAGCTACGCCGTGAACCGCTACGACGAGAAGCTGGAAGCGGCCTATGAGCGGTTCGCCATCGGTGAGGCTGCGGTGCACACCGTCCCCAGCGTGCAGGCGGCTACCACCGTCTTCGACATGCTCAAGGTGGGCGACCGTGGCGACCTGGTGCGCACCGTCCAGACGAAGCTGGGAGTGCCGCATCTTCAGATTGACGGGGTCTTCGGGCGCGCCACCGAAGCCGCCGTGGTCCGGTTCCAGCAGTCCAAGGGCCTGCGGCCGGATGGCGTGGTCGGGCCGGCCACCTGGCGCGCGCTCAACGAGGAGGCTTCCTGATGTTCGCCCTTCTTCCCCTCATCATGAGCGTGCTGCCATCGGCAGCGTCGTGGATCGGTCAACTGGTGGCGGGCGAGCGCGGCACCGCAGTAGCGGAGGCCGTGACTGGCGTGGTTCAACAGGTGGTGGGCAGCTCCGATCCCGTCGAAGCCCAGCGCCTGCTGGACGCCAACCCGGCCGCGGTGACGGAGCTCCGCGTGCGGCTGCAGCAGGTGCTGGCCGAGCATGAGGTGGAGCTGGCGAAGCAGCGGAATGCCGCGCTGGATATCGAGGCCCGGAACACCGCCGATGCCCGGGCCCACGATGTGGAGGTGATCCGCGCCGGCGGCAGCACCCGCATGCGTGACATCGTGGCGCTGGCCACGATCGTGGTCTTCGTTCTCTCCGCTGTCGGTTCTGTGGTGGCGATCATGGAGAATGCCGACCCCATCATGGTGGCGCTGGTGAATGTGATCCTCGGCGCGACGATCGGCGCGTTCAATAACACAGTTAATTTCTTTCTCGGCAGCAGCCTGGGAAGCACCAGCAAAGACAACACGATTGCCGGATTGAGCCAACAGCCGCCGATCCGGTAATATCCTCCATATTTGGAGGATATTAGATGCGGGTATTGCGGGAAATATTCTCTTGCGACACCCCGGCCATGGGCATATTCCTTCGTCATGTGAGGGAAATTCCTTCGGGGGTGGGGTATGCCCGGGCTCGAATTCTTCGACTGCGAGCGCATGAAGTCACGCCTTTCGACGGCCGGCTGCGCTCGCCTCTGGCTATCCATCGAGAAGCGTCCGCCGGTCCCGGGTGAAGCGCGCAACGCCTGTGTCGGGTGTCCGATCGGTGCCCGTCATGCCGGGGTAGATCCCGAGAAAGCGGCCATCGCGGCTCGCGCCAGGGAGCTTGAGCCGCTGTGCGTGCGCTGTATGGCCGGTGACCGGCGCCTCATCCGCGGGCTCTACTGCATCTCCTGCTACAACCGGCAGCGCGAGGTGGCCCGAGGGCGGGATGCCCGGGGAAAGATGCCCGGCCTGGCCGCAGCGCTTTACCCCATCTCCATCGTCATTTCCTCCGATAGGCCGGTCCAGCGCCGCTACACCTCGGTCGCGTCGCGTGAGGAAGCGCTGATGCTGGCGGCGAAAGAGACGGCTGGCACGGCGACGGTTATCGGCTTCCATCGCTTGAGCCCCATCCCAGATGGCGCTCTGCCGGAGCTGGGGCCGGGCTTCGCTGGCGCCAGCAGGCGCCCCCGCTATCGCCGCCAGTGGCGGCGGGCCGGCTTCGGCAACAGCGTGATCCCGACCTTCGCCGATGCACTGAAGGGTGAACAACTTGCATTCTTCTGAGGCCGAGGCGGGAGGATGGACCCCGCTCGACCATGCCTGCCGCTTCTGCGGCGGTCGTGTCATGGGTCGGGGCCGGGATGTCGCCTGCCACAACTGCGGTGCCGCCGCCACCGGTCCCGTCAGCGCCATATGCGGGTGCGGCCTGAAGGCCGGGCCGAAGCTGTTTCCGTTTCGCTGCGAGGTGAACCCGGCCCCCACCGCTGCATGCCCGGCCAGGATCGTCATTCGGCGCGCCGCGCCCGTGAAGGCATGACCATGAGCGAGGCCCCGTTCCAACCCCGCAGCGCCACATCAAAGGCCGCGGCCTTCGCGATCGAGACGGATACCCAGCGCCTGCGCCGCCTGGTGGGGGACCACATCCGGCGCTGCGGCGCCGCGGGCTGCACGGACGAGGAGGGGCAGAACGCCCTGGGCCTGTCCGGCAACAGCTACCGCCCCCGGCGCGTGGATCTCTTCGACAAGGGGTGCATCAAGCCCACCCACTGCTTCCGGCTCACTGCGGCCGGTCGGCGTGCCATGGTGTGGGTGGCGTGCTGAGGTGCCGTGACCTTCGCCCCCGCCCCAGAAGGGCCGAACGATCCCCGCCTCATCATGGAACGGCTCATTGAATGCGTGGAGGACTTCGACCTTCTGCGCATCGCGAAGCCCGATATCCTGGTGCTGATGCGCACCGTCCCGAAGGTGAAAGGGGGGCGCCTTGAGCTCGGCAGCATGGGCCTGCCCGGCTTCCAGGGAAGCTATGCCAAGCTCGGCATGTGGCTGCTGGCGTCCTACCATGGCGACATTCCGGACTTCATCCTGACCCTGGATGCGGAGTTCTGGGACACCGCGAATGAACGACAGCGCGAGGCGCTGATCTTCCACGAGCTCATGCACTGCGCCCAGGCGCAGGACAAGGAAGGTGAACCACGGTTCGATCCCGAGGGCCTGCCGGTCTGGGCGATTCGGGCGCACGACATCGAGGAGTTCAACGAGGTGGTGCGGCGCTACGGCGCATGGAAGGAGGATGTGGCCGCCTTCATCAGGGCCGCCACCGAGCGCCGCAATGACCGGTGATCCGTCTGCCGACGACAGCGACCGCGCGCTGCAGCGGGCCCAGGTTGTGGTGGCGGTGGCCTCCTATCTGGAGGCCGGACGAGAGCCGGCGAAGCTGAAGGCGTCGATCTGCCGGGAGTTTCCCGCCTGGCCACGCAGCACCATCAGTCGCTGGATTGACCATGCGTTTAAGACCGGCGCGGTCAGTCGGGCCGCCTATGACGCGCGCGCCGGCGCAGCATCGCCAGCCGTCGCCACCGTCACGATTTCCAGCATCAACGTGTTCGCGAAGATCGCCACCGCGTTGGAGAGCATCGAGGGCGTGCTGCACTACGCCCGCGGCGAGGACGCCAGTAAGCCGCGCAACCCGAAACTGACCCTAGCCGCATCCCGCGACATGATCCGGGCCATCCAGACCTCCCTGGACCTGCACGCCCAGCTCAACGACGCGCGCCGGCTGGACGCCTTCCACACCGCGCTCATCCAGGAAATCGAGAAAGAGAGCCCGGAGCTGGCCGCGCGCGTGCTGGCGCGCCTCAGCGCACTGACCGGCCAGATGGGTGGTTGATGGGCAAGGTCAGCTCGGCCGAGATGGCGGCACAATCGCTGTCGCGCCGCCTGGCACTCTTCGCCGCCTCGAAGGGCTACGCCAAGGTGGGCAGCATCCCGGACGACATGCCATTCACCGAATGGGTGGAGGATCTGGGCCGTAAGGGGTTGAAGGTGGACCGACGCCCGTTCCGGCTGGACGATCGGCCGGCGCTCCGTCCGATCTACGATGCCATCCCCACCACCCGCGAGCAGGCCCGCCACCAGGCGCTGGTGATCCAGAAGGCCACCCAGCTCGGGCTGACCGTATGGGAGGTGCTTGCGCAGCTTTACATGAGCCTGAAGTTCGCGCCGGTGAACATCGGCATGTTCATGCCCGACCAGAGCACGGCCGCGTTCAAATCCGAGCAGCGGTTCATGGCCATCCTGCGGTCGGCACCCATGCTCTATGAGCGGCTGATCTCCCGCGATGAGATCGACGGCACCAAGAAGAAGATCGGTGAGGGCAACGTCCTGACCCGCCAGTTTGGTGACAGCCTTCTCATGTTCCTCTGGACCTCGGGCAAGGTGACGACCGAGAGCCGCCCGATGGATATCGTGTCCATGGACGAGGTGCAGGAGATGACCCTGGCCCAGATCGACAAGGTGAAAGCCCGCACCGGCGACAGCGATATCGGCTACACGCTCATGCTCAGCACGGCCAACCAGCCCGAGCTGGACATCAACTTCTGGTATCTGCAAGGCACGCAGGAGGTTTGGCACACCGAATGCGAGGCCTGCGGCGAGGAGAGTGACCTATCCGACCCGGGCGGCATCTTCCCGGCCCGCAGCACCGCCTACAACACGGGCCAGGTGGAGGGCGCTCCCCTCAACGAGTTCGTCTATGTCTGCCCGCACTGCCGGGCATGGATCCGGGATGCCCAGCGCGGCCGTTATATCGCCCAGCGGCCGGACCTTGGCGCCACCACCGGCGTGCGCAGCTTCCTGCTGCCTCGCACCATCAGCCCCCGCATGACCCCGCGCGACCTTGTGACCAGCTGGAACCGCGCGAAGACCGGGGACCAGAAAAAGAGCTTCTACAACCGCACCCTGGCCCGGCCCTACATCGACGCGGACCAGCTGCCGGTGACGCTGGCTCACCTCAATGAGGCGGCGCGCAAGGGCATGGAACTTGGTCTGACCTGGCAGAAAAGTGGGCGCGGCACCTATATGGGCATCGACCAGATGGGTGGCTTCAGCTGCCACATCATCAAGGCCCGGCTCCCTGATGGCCGCCAGGCAGTGGTCCATGTGGAGGCCTTCTTCGGGCCAGATCCATTCGCCCGCTCTGCGGAGCTGATGGAGCTCTATGACGTGCAGATCTGCGTGGTGGAGCAGCTGCCGAACGCCAATGAGGCCAGGCGCTTCGCGAATGCCTTCCCGCGCCGGGTCTATATCGCCGGCTACGCGAACCTGCGCGATGACATGCTGATCTGGGGCGATGACCTCTCGAAGTCTGATCGCCGGACTGCCGAGAATGACCGCAGCCGTTGGACCGTGACCATCCAGCAATACAAGGCCATGCAGATGGCACTCTTCCGGCTGCGCGATGGCGGGTGCCTGTTCCCAGATCCGCAGGCCCTCGAACAGGTAGTGCAGGACGACAAGGGGCAGCGGTCGGTGCCGATCTGCCGGGACTGGGTGTTTGACCACTTCACGAAGACAGCTCTCGTTGTGGAGCAGGACGAGGAAGAGCGGAAGCCGCGGGGCAAGGTGCGCAAGGTCGGCCTGGATCCGCATTTCTCATTCGCCAACATGCTCTGCGACATCGCTTGGCTCCGGAACGGCGGAGGGACCACCTTCATGCTGCTGGACAAGGGCGGGCCCAGCCCCATTAAGCCGCCGGCGGAGGTGAGCCTGCTGGATACGCCGGGCCTGCCGCCCAGCATCCAGTCCATGATCGCAGATGTGACGCCGCAGACCTGCGGCGCCTGCGAGGCTTTCCGTGACGGACTGTGCACCGCCCGCGATTTCCGAACCCAGGCCACCGCGCCCGCATGCTTCGCATACATCCCCGCGTCGTGACGCGACCTTCGCGGCATGTCCTCCGATGATGTCCGAAGTGTCGCGATAGACCCCCGCGCCCCCGCCGATGAGGTGCGGGACGCAGAGACCCAGCTGACCAAGGCCGCCATGCCGACCGGCGCTGATGTGTTCTCGCCCGAATTGGTGGATCAGATCCGGGAATCGCTGGGCGTGCTGGACATGCTGAAGGCGCAGAACGTCATCCCCTTTCCGGGCACCCGCATTCACATGCCCGAGCGGCGTGGCCTTCAGTCGGTCCATCGCGACGATCTGCAACTGGCGGTTCAGGGCGGCTATTATGACCGGCCCGGCCTGCTATCACCCGAAACGATGCGGGGCATGGTGCGGCGCACGCCTGTCCTCTCCGCCGTGGTGTGGACGCGCCAGCGCCAGGTCGCGCGCTTCTGCAGCCCATCCGAGGATGGCGGCCTGGGATTTGCCATCCGCCATGTGGATCCGAAGCACAAGCTGGCGCCGGAGGAAGAGGCCTCGATCGCGCGCCTGACGCGGTTCTTCCAGCACTGCGGGTTCGAGTGGAACCCTCGGAAGCGCAAGGCCTTGAAGCGGGACAACTTCCCCACCTTCATGGGCAAGCTCGTGTTCGACACCCTGGCCATGGATGCGGCCGCGATCGAGACGGAGATGAAGCGCGACCGCAGCCTGGGCATCGACGGCCTGTATGCGCTCGACGGCAGCACCATCCGCCTCTGCACCGATGATGGGCATCCGGATTACCCGGATGCGGTGGCGGTTCAGGTGGTCAACGGCCGCGTCACAACCGCCTACCAGCCCGATGCGCTGATCTATGAGCCGCGCAACGCCTGCGCGGATGTCCAGTACGGCGGCTATGGCTTCAGCGAGACCGAGGTGCTGGTGCAGACCGTCACCGGCTTCCTGAACGCGATGACCCTCAACATCGCGGGCTTCGAGCAGAACAGCATTCCGCGCGGCATGCTGCACCTGGTCGGTGACTATGGTGACGCTGAGTTGGCCGCCTTCAAGCGCTACTGGAAGCAGATGACCACCGGGGCGAAGAACGCCTTCGGCCTGCCCGTGATGGTCAGCAAGGATCCAGATGGGAAGGCGAGCTTCGAGCGCTTCGGCGTCGAGTTCAACGAAATGTACTTCAGCAAGTGGATGACGTTCCTGACGAGCCTCATCTGCGCGATCTATGGCATGGCGCCGGACGAGATCAATTTCGAGAGCTTCACCAACGGCGCCTCCTCGCTATCCGGATCGGACACCGATCAGAAGCTGGCCGCCTCGAAGGACAAGGGCCTGCGGCCGCTTCTGAGCTACTTCGAGCAGACGCTGACCGATTTCGTCGTCACGGACTTCAGCGATAAATACTGCTTCCGTTGGGTAGGTCTGGACGAACGGGACCAGGCACGGGATTGGGAAGGCAAGAAGCTGACCATGACCGTGGATGAACTGCGCGCCGAACAGGGGCTTGGCGCGCACCCGGACGCGAAACTGGGCGCAGCGCCGCTGAACCCATCCCTCATGTCCGTCTATCAGGCCACGCTGCAGCAGCAGCCCGGCCAGGGTGATGACTTCGGCGGCGGCGGTGGCGATTTTGGCGATCCGGGCTCCGAAGGCCCGGGCCCTGGCCACAATGGCGGCCCTGCCATGAACGATGATGAGGCGGTGGGGGCGGATAGCAGGGAGGCTGCCCAGCCTGGGGGGGGCGACTTCGGGCAACCGAGCGATGGCGGCGACTTCGGCAAGTCCATTCCGCTGATCTACCAGATCGGAGGGGAGTGATGGCCGGCGCACGCCAGGCTGTCGCGCAGCCGCGGAAGCAGGCCGCCACCGCGAAGCCCGATCCGCGCGCCGGCACGGTGGAGGTAGGCGACGAGGTTTACGCACACCACCCCGAACGCGGTCCAATGGCTGTGCGTGTGCTGGCGCATGGCCGCGACGGCTTCACGGGAGAAGCCGCTGATGGAAAGCGCCACCCGCTGCGCTGGGCCTCGATGCTCGGCCACAAAAGCCGTGTCGCCATGAACTTCGACTTAATCGACAAGGGGCAAGAGGGTTCGATCGTGCAGGACGAGAATGGGCGGCGCAGGTTTCTGGCGGGTGATGTGGGAGGCGCGTCGGTAGCACCAGAGGCCGCACCGGCGAAGCGGGATTCCGACCCTTTGGTGGACGGGCTGGACCGCCTGGCCAAAGCGCTGGACTGCGGCACGCAGGTTGTCTTCCTGAAGGCCGGCATTGCGAACCGGCCTGGTCTGGCGCTGCGCGACACCACCGACAAGGGCGGCCACCAGACGAAGCGATGGGTCCGAACGGCGCCAGACACAAGGCAGCCGCGGCGGCCCACACAGCCGGATGCCGGCGTCATCCATGACGGCCGGCAGACCGACCTCGAAGATTTCGCCGACAGCGCGCACCATAAGATCGGGGATACCGTAGGCTTTCAGCACGGCGATGTGCGTGGCGAGGGAAAGATCGTCTCCGCCGGCCGCGATGGCGTGACGGTGAGCGATGCGGCCGGAAACACCCATCAGGTTCCGCACGACGCGCTGGATAAGCCGGGCCGGCCTGCCGCTGGTGGCGGTGGCGGTGGCGGTGGCGGTGGGGATGGTGGAGGCGATGACGGTGATGGGAAGGACAAGCCGTTGGATCCCGACAAAATGGACTACCCCGACCATCGGCCGGGTTCCGCTGGTGCGGACCCCGAGGGTGGTTCCGGCTTCTCCGCCGCTGGGCATTTCGCCAAATTCGACGCGCCGGATGACGCGACCGTGCACGCGGTGCTGGCCAGCTTCCCGCCGGACACGGAATCCAAGATGGCCGCCATCAACGAGCGGCTGAAGGGCGTGACGGAGACCAAGACGCAGCACATGAAGAACGGCGCCTACACGCCGGAGCGACAGAAGCTGCACCAGTCGATCATCGACCATTTCCTGTCCGATGACCGGATCAAGGCCGCGACCCCTCCCGATGGGCAGGCGCCCACCTTCACCATCCTCGGCGGGCGTGGCGGCTCCGGTAAATCGTGGTTCAACGGCAAGGTGTATGACCCGCACAAGGCGATCGTCATGGATGCCGACGAGATCAAGCAGATGCTGCCGGAATACGAGGGCTGGAATGCCTTCCAGGTGCATGAGGAGTCCGGCGACCTCTTCGACGCCATCACGAAACAGGCCCAGGAGCTCGGGCTGAACATCGTGCACGACGCCACGATGAAGACGCCGAAGAAGGCGGTGGCGCTGGCGAAGGCCTTCAAGGATGCTGGCTATCGCGTCGAGGCGCATTATATGCACCTTCCGCGCGCCGAGGCAGCGAAGCGCGCCGTGAAGCGCTTCCTCGGCCCAACCGGCCGCTATGTCCCGCCGGATGTCATCCTCGGGAACACCCAGAACGAAGCCGCATTCGACCAGGTGAAGGATATTGCGGATGCGTGGAGCTTCCGCGATAATCAGAACCGAGATGGCAGCGGCCCCACCCTTATTGCGGAGAGCCCCCAAAATGAACGTGATCGCGAAGGCCGCGAAGGCCAAACTGACCGCCGAGATGCTGGAAAAAATGGACAGTCAGGATTGCCGTCCGCTGCGGGAGGTTCGCGAGATCCCGACCAGCAAGCGCATCCAGGATCTGATCGCTTCCAGAAAGCGCAAGGCTGGGGCGGTCGCACCCTCATCTTCCTGAAGAGCTGGGGCCGGAAGTGACCGGCCCCCTGCTTCTGGACATCGGTGCGGTTCCCGAAGCTCACTGCAACAACTGCATCGAGAGCCTGTTCAAGGCCATGGCCGCCGATCCGAGCGGCGAGGGTGACGCCTCGATCTGGCGGCGCCACGAAAACCCCTTCATCGCACAGCACATCGAGGATGTGACCGTGTGGATGCAGCGCATCCTGCAGGCCATCCAGGATGAACTGATCGCCTATATGGGCGGCAAGCCCCTCGGCGACCTGCGCAAGGCTGCCGAGTGGGAGGATATGCGCCAGGCACGGCTGGACGTGGTGCGAGCGCGCCTGGAAGCGAAGGGGCCCGCCAACTTCGGCATCGGCGATTGGATGGACCTGGCCGACCTGCTGATGGCCGAGTACTTGCCCGAAGGCGTCATCACCAGCATGGCGGACTTCATGGCAGTGCGGGCCGCGCTGCTGGGCAAGATCAAGGCCGCCATGGACCGCAGCGCCCGGCCGAACCCCGGAGCTGCCGCGGCGATCGCCGCAGTTCTGCCGATGCGCCGGCGCGACCTGCCGCCGAAGGTGCTGACCGGCGTGGAATCGGCCATCCTGGACATCGCGGCGGCGCGCGCCGCCATGTTCATCTCGGATCTCGCCGACGACACGCGCAAGCGCATCAAGGCGGTGCTGCTGGAACGGCTGCAGATGCAGGTGCTGGGCGAGCAGGGCGGCACGCCGGAGCACCTGCGCAGTGCCCTGTTTGATGAGTTCGGTCAGCTCAACCGAGACTGGCGCCGCATCGCGGTCACGGAGATCGGCGAGGCCCACAACACGGGCTTCATCGCCGGTCAGCCTCTTGGGGCAAAGGTGCGGCGCGTCGAGGCCTACCGGGGCGCGTGCGATTTCTGCAAATCCATCAACGGCAAGACGTTCCGCGTGGTGGCGCCGGGAGACCCGCAGAGGAACGGCAACCGCGATGTGTGGGTCGGGAAGACAAACGCCCGCCGCAGTGCCAGTTCGAAACGCCGGGATGGCGGGGTGATGGTCGAGCGGTCGCCAGATGAGCGCTGGTGGGTGGCGGCCGGTGTGCAGCATCCGCACTGCCGGGGTTCCTGGACCTATGTGCCAGATACGAAGCCGGCGGGTGTGGATCCGGCGTTCATGGCCTGGCTCAACGGCGAGTTGGCCAAGGTGGCTGTCAGCCGATCGGAGGCGTAGGTGGCTCGCTGTCGAGCCCGGGGACTGGATCAGTCGAGCAGCTTCAGCACCCGGTCCACCCCATCGGCGTGGCGCAGCAATTCGAGGGGCTGTGTACGGAAGGCCTCGTATTCTTCGGCGAGGAAGTCATGCAGCGGCAGGGTATTCGCGCCCTCCCGCGGCCCGCCACGGTGGTATTCAACCGAACCCTCCACCCCCAGCTCACGCGCCAGCGCGGGCAGCACCGGGTGGCTGGGCTGCTCCCGCAGTGCATCCTGGACGTTCAGCCCTTCCGGCCAGGGCCCCTCCGCCAGAAGCCCGATGCGGCGCAGGATCAGTACGGCCAGATCCTCCGTCACATAGGGCTTCGGGTGGTTCACGCTGTGCATGAACACGCCCCTGGCCCGCCAGCGCGGCAACGCCGCCGACAGGTCGATCCCGTAGCTGGCATAGAGCCGCGTCATCAGCTCGCTTTCCAGCGAGAAGGCCCCCAGATAGCCCAACCGCGAGAACACCCGCCGGTTGAACAGCAGCTCCGCCTCGCCCTCCATCATCCCGGCCAGGTAGGCGCCCAGCACCAGGCGCGAATGATACTGGCCGGTCGGCCCATGCAGTGTGCCGCCGCCCGGGGTGTTGATATGGATGGTGTCGGGGTGGAAGCCGCCGAAGCTGACGGAGGGGAACTGGTGCAGCGCCTTCACCTGTCCGGCCATGGCGGAGTCGGATAGCACGCCGAAATCCTCGGGCGCGCCGGAGCTGATAATCAGGTCGCTGCCTCGCAGTTCCGCCGCGACCGCCGACTGCCGCTCCTCGGTGCGGCAGGTTGCGAGGTCGTGGTGATGCACCTCAGAACCAGGGAGCAGCGCGCGGAGGGCATGGGCCAGCATCCCGTGCTGGCAGCTGAACAGCACGCCGATCTTCATGAAAGATCCGGACGCTTCTCATCGCACAGGATGGCCTTGCTCTGCATGTTGCTCTCCAGCATGTGCCGTACCTTATAAGTCGCGACCTGCGGCAACGGGGAGACGGTGAAGAAGGTCCGTCTTCAGTCGATCCCAATGCCCCCCCGCCACCACATGATGCCGCGCTCCGCGCTGCGCCACATCCAGCAGCGTAATGTCGTCCACACGGTCATGATCGGCCAGCACCAGCACGTCGCCGGCTTCAAGCGCGGCCAGCACCCGCTTCAGGCCGGTGCCGCGCTTCCCGATGTCGCGATAGATGCCTGCCACCGGCACGCCCATGCGGGTCAGCAGGTCCGCCTCCGCAGCTGCCTGGGCGGCGGTGGGCCGGAAGACATAGCCCCATGTGCGCTGGTGGCTCGCCGTCTCAGGCGGGGCGACAGCTGTTTCCATCGCCTCGGCGCAGGCATCCTGCAGTGCATCCCGCTCGCGCTCGGCGTCCAGTGCCTCCGCGGCGAGGATGATGGCGAGTTCCACTGCCTGGCATGCAGCCTCAGCGCCGATCGCGAATCTCTCGCGCTGGCCGGTGATCTGGATGCGATAGCTGGCCAGTAGGCGATGGGCGATGGCTTCGACCTTCTGCGCGTCGCCCTTGGGCCGCAGCCAGTCCTTGACGACGCCGGCGGCGCCGGTGGTCCGAAGCTGCGCCAGGCGCGACATGGGCGCGATGGAGACGCCGACCTTGGTATCCCGCACGCCATAGCCCATCACATAGAGGTAGTTCGGCATCAAATCCTTCCCTTGTGGAGGATATGATGGAGGTTTGTCCCACGGTTCGCAACAGCCTCCGTGTCGTGACGCGACCATGGGTCCATGCGCGCACCGATCATCTTCCTGAAGGCCATCATCCCAGGCGGAGCCTCGGGCGACCTCCTCAACGCCCCGGTAATGGTCGGGGGCTATGTCAGCCAGCGGGGCGTGTTTGTCGCTCCGCACGCCAGCCACCGACTGAAGCGTGCCACCACCGACGCGCCCGCCCATCACCCGGCGCCGCAGCCGGATCTGTTCGCCTCGGCATCCCAGGCGGCGGCCGTCCAGCCCAGCCTGGATCTCGCGCAGGCCACCCCCGAAGCCGCGGCGCCAGCGCCAGCAGCGAAGCCGTCCATTGCCGATGCTGACCGGGCGGAGGATGCGCCCGCGCCGGTAGCGCCGATGCTCCGTGCGCCGGGGAACCCCGAGATCGCGGTGCTGCACCCCGAGGTGCCGCCCCAGGCGGAGATCTATCGTCCCGCTGCATGGGCCATGCCCGCGGGCGTGAAGGCGAAGGCGCGCATCAAGGCGAACAAGGCCGCCGAGGCGCTGCTGGCCAGTAAGGCCGATACCGACATGACCGATGCGGATCGCGACGTGCTGGCGCGCTACACCGGCTGGGGCGGTCAGGGCGTCGGCACCTCGCCCAACGAGTATTACACGCCCCCGGACGTGGCCGATGCCGCGTGGAGCCTGGTGCGCAAGCTGGGCTTCACGGGCGGCCAGGTGCTCGAACCCTCGGCCGGCACGGGTGTCTTCCAGCACACCGCCCCCACCGATGCGCAGATCACCGCCGTGGAACTCTCCACCGACAGCGGTCGGATAAACCGGATCCTGCACGGTGGGCGCGACGAGGTGGTGACGGACACCTTCGAGGGCTTCGCCACCTATGATCCCCGGCGCTTCGACCTGGTGATCGGCAACCCGCCCTTCGGCGCGCGCAATGCCTTCCGGCAGCAGGATGTCACCAAGACCGACATCGCCCGGGCCGAGCAGTATTTCCTGGATACCGCGCTCGACAAGGCGAAGGATGGCGGGCTGGTGGCGCTGGTGCTGCCCTCGGGTGTGCTCGATGCCAGCAGCGCGCGAGCCTTCCGCGAGCGCATTCTGGCCAAGGGCCAGGTCATGGCGGCTTTCCGCCTGCCGAACACTGCGTTCGCGGACAGCCAGACCGAGGTGACGACTGACCTGCTGGTGATGCGGAAGCGGCCGCAGGTGCTGGCCAATGCCCTGGGCGCGCTGACCACGCAGCAACAGGCGGCGCTGCCCCACTGGGACGCGGATTTCGTAGCCGGCCGCTACATGACCGAGGGCGCCGGCGCGGCGCACATCATGGGCACGCTGGAACCCGGCTGGCGCGCCAAGGCTGGCATCGGCGACGACATCACGGTCAGTGGCAGCATGGACGGGGTGGCCGAGCACATTGCGGCTTGGCAGCCGCCCACCGACAGCCTGGCGGACAACACGCCCAGCATGGCCGCCATCTTGGCCGCCGCCGGCGACGATGCCGCCCGGGTTGAGCGCGCCGCCGATCACTCGCCTTATCCCGAGCGGCATGAGGGCGACACCCTGGTGCGCGACGGCATTGCCTATGTGCTGCGCGATGGGCGCTGGCATCGCGCCGAGCAGGACATCCCGGCGGTGGTCCAGGATGCGCTGCAGGTCGGCGAGCTGCTGGACGGCGTGCTGCGGGGCGATGCGCCTGACCCGGCTCTGGCCCGGGTGAATCTCATCGAGGCCCTGGATGGGTTCGTGGCGAAGCACGGCGCCCCGGGCAAGAACCGCGAGCTGCTGGACTGGACGAGCCAGCCCCAGCTTCCCACGGGCGGCGCGGACGCCGGCGACCATGCGCAGCGCACTGCGGCCGCCGCGAAGCAGGTGGCCCAGCTCCTCGGCGCCGTGGGCAGCGACGGCAGCTATTCCGATGGGGTGATGGGCACCAGCCGGGCGCAACATGCCCCGCTGGCAGCGGTGGCCACCGAGCTGGCCGGCAGGGAAGGGCAGTTCAGCATCGACCAGCTCGCGCAGGCGGCCGGGCGCGCCGATGCGGCAGGGGTGGAGGAGGAGCTGTTCGCCGATCCTGCCTTTGCCATGCTGCCCGACCAGCCGGGCCAGTGGACCAGCCGCGACCAATACCTGTCCGGAGCGCTCTGGCCGAAATACGACGAAGCGCGTGCCGCCGCCGACGAAGAGGGCCGGCCCGCAGCGGAGCGCGCGCGGCTTCAGCGCCAGGCCGAAGAGCTTCATCAGGCCATCGCGCCCAAGGATCTCGGCGATGTCGAGAACATCGAGCTCGGCAGCCCGTTCGTCAGCCATGCGGCGATCGAGGCGTGGCTGAATGCTACCCACCCCAGCGACGGGCCGTGGGAAATCCTGGACGATCGCGGCGCCATCCAGGTGCGCGGCCGTTATCGCGGCTATGGCGTGCGGCCGAACGATGAGCTGCTGGCCGCCGTCCTGATGCGGCGCGGCGTCCGAAAGGATGAGGCGGCGCAGGTGGACCGCTTGCAGGCCGCCTTTCGCGAATGGCTGCTGACCGACGAGACGTGGCGCGCAGCCACCGAGGAACGATACAACCGCGACTTCCGCGGCTTCGTGCCCCGGACCTACAGCGAGGAGCCGATCCCGGTTCCCGGCCTCTCGCCCGACTTCAGCGTCAACGCCTACCATTGGGCCGGCGTCCGCCGGCTGCTGGACGATGGGCGCGG